TCAGGAATGGTTGAAGGAAGTCTATCATGACATCGTGAATCATCCGAGATCAAAATATTCGTCTGCTATTCTGCACTACTACGACATCAAAATTAAAATATTTGATGAAAACAGACACGAATTTGGAGCGAAACGAAAGTTGACTGTTGCTTGTTGGAAAGAAAGGTGGTGATCATTTACTTGGGTGCTGAAAAAATCTTTGAAAATCGTGTGAAAGATTTTCTGAAAGAACAAGGTTGTTGGTTCATCAAGTATTGGTAGTGGGGTGGTGGTGAATACACCAAAGCAGGGATTCCTGACATCTTGGTGTGTTGCAGTGGTCACTTCATTGGTGTTGAAATCAAAGCACCAAGGGGAAAACCATCACCACTTCAGATCAGGAATCTGAAGAAGATCCATGATGCAGGTGGATTTGCAGTTCTGCTTTATCCAAGGGACATTGATTTCTTCAAACACTTGGTGGAAAACCTGAAGTGTGGAAATGACTTTGAAGTGTCCTTGGCAAACGAAATTCTAATGAAGGAATGGATTGGATGGTATCACAAATTCAGAAGGGAAGGGTTGTTGACATGATGAAACAGTTTCATTTTTCCACTGCTGAATGCTTTGATAACTGTCCACACAAGTTTGAACTGACCTATCTGCAGGAATTGGAAACACTTCCATCAGATGATCCACAGAATCCCCTGCTTCTTGGAACAGCTATTCACAGGGGAATGGAAACGGATCTTGAAACTGCAGTCAGTGAATATCTGAACAGTTTCCCTGTTGTGGATGACAGACATGTGAATGAAGTCATCAAGATGCATCACTGGATTCCAAGGATGAAAGAACTGATCCCTGAAGGACTGCATGAAATACCATTTGAAAATGATGTGTACAAGGGGACTGCTGATCTGTTAGTTCCCATAGGTGTAAAGGTCTTTGACCTGTATGATTTCAAGTATTCCAACAATGTTGATCATTACATGGAATCAAGACAGCTTCATGTGTACAAGCATTATTTGGAAAAGATCAGGGGAATTTACATCAGGAAAATGTTCTTTGTCTTTGTTCCAAAGGTGATGATCAGACAGGGACAGAAAGAAGACATCATGCAGTTCAGAAGAAGACTTCAGGAAGAACTGAACAAGGTTGATGTTGAAATCAAGGAAGTGATCTTTCAACAGGAAAAGGTGGATGACTTCCATCACACCTGTATGAAAATCGGTTTAACTAACACATTCAAGAAAAATTTCACCTATCTTTGTGATTGGTGTGAATTCAAAGATTATTGCAAGAAAGGAAAGGATTATATGATTTTACCAAGCAATGAAAGAAGACCTGTTGGTCAGGTCACAAAAAGGAAGATTTGGATCTTTGGTGGTTCTTTCACAGGAAAGACCACAGTGTGTGATGATGCACCTTCACCACTGAACCTGAACACAGATGGAAACATCCAGTTTGTCACTATGCCGTATGTATCCATTGCAGATCAGGTGGTTGTGGAAGGAAGACAGACCAAGACCACACTTGGATGGGAAGTCTTCAAGGAAGCAATCAATGAACTGCAGAAGACTGCAGGACAGAATGGTTTCAAGACCATCATCCTTGACCTGACAGAAGATGCATATGAAATGTGCAGACTGTACATGTATGATCAGTTGGGGATCACACATGAATCAGATGACACATTCAGGGCATGGGATAAGGTCAGGACAGAATTCTTTTCAACCATGAGAGAGTTTTTCAATCTTCCCTATGAAAACATTGTGATCATCAGCAAGGAAGACATGTCAAGGGACATCACCAAGAAGTCAGGAAGTAAGATCACACAGATCAAGCCAAATCTGCAGGACAAGATTGCAAACAAACTTGCAGGAATGGTGGACATTGTGGTCAGGACTGTGGTTGAAGATGATGGATCATACACCATGAATTTCAAGACAGATGAAGTTGTGTTTGGTGGTGGAAGACTGAAGAACATCAGCAGGACAACAATCCCCACTTCTTGGAATGAACTGATGAAGGTCTATGATGAAGCATGTGGTGCTGTGAACACGCAGGAAACGCAGGAAGACACCAAACAGGGACAGGTGGAGAATCCCAAGGTTGAATCTGAAGAACCTGCAGAAAAGGCTTCTGAAGCGGTTTTTGAAGATGTTGAAGAAAAACCTGTGAGAACAAGACGCAGAAGAAAGGAAAGATCATGATGGAAAAAACAATCAGGATGTTGAAGGACAAAGGGAACTTTGATTTACTTGTCGAGGCTGTCAGGAAAGGAATGAAGAAGGAAACAGTGGGTGGTTTCTTGATGTTCCTGCTTCAGGCAGATGAAGAACTGCAGAATCAGTGGATTGACGATGTTCACATTTTGGGACTTGATACAGTGTGGAACACTGTACAGAAAGCAGTGAAGGAACAGGAAGCGGTTGAAGCACTGAATGATGTTGATCCTGATGCACTCTTTGAGAAAGCAACAGGACACAGACTTGATCAGGAAGACTTTGAAGACAAGACTTGTCGTTTGGATGATCTGATTGATAAGCTCATCGTGTCTATTTGCAAGAATGTCATTGACGATTTTGAAGAAAAGGAAGGGTGTTGAATATGGCAAGTATTTTTGATAAGTGGAACAAGAACATTGATGTGGAAGGTCTGAAGAAGGACATTGCAGAAGCTGACAAGGGGAATCTTGGTGATTATCCTGAAGTCCCTGTTGGAACTTATGAAGTCAAGGTTGAAAAAATGGAACTGAAGGAATCTTCCAAGGGTGATCCGATGGTGTCTATTTGGTTCAGAATCCTGAAGGGTGACTTTGAAAACAGTATGCTGTTTATGAATCAGGTCATCACACAGGGATTTCAGATCAGTCAGATGAACAGATTCCTGAAGTCTATGGAAGCAGTTGATGATTCTGCTGTGGAATTTAAGGATTATGGTCAGTACAATGACCTTCTGATGGACATCTTTGAAGCTGTGGATGAAAATCTTGAATTCCTGCTTGAATACAAGCATAACAAGAAGGGTTATTCTGTTTATTCCATCTTGGAAGTTTATGACATTTAATTTTTTTTCAGTGCAGTGCTGAATAGAATCAACATGTGGTGCTGATTTTCAAAACGGATCAGCACCACATGAAAGGAATGATCCGATGGTATTTTATGACTTTGAAGTGTTCAAGTATGACTGGATGGTCACATTGATTGACATGGACAAACAGACAGTGGACTGCATTGTGAATGATCAACCACAGATCCTTGAATATTACGATGAACACAAAGGTGACATTTGGGTTGGTTGCAACAATCACCACTATGATGACTACATCCTGAAAGGTCTGCTGTGTGACTTTGATCCGTATGACATCAATGAATTCATCATCACCAAAGGTCAGGCAGGTTGGAAATATTCCAATCTGTTCAGGAAGATTCCCCTGCTGTCCTATGATGTCATGACAAGGATTGACAGGGGACTGAAGACATGGGAAGGATTCCTTGGAAATATGATCAAAGAATCCAGTGTGGACTTCAGGATCAACAGAAAACTGACCAAGGAAGAACTGGAAGAAGTCAAGAAGTACAACCTGCATGATGTGGAACAGACTATTGAAGTGTTCATGCAGAAGAAGAATGACTTCAATGCAATTCTTGGACTGATCAACATGTTTCCTGACACGTTATCCATCAAAGACATTGGACTGACTAAAGCACAGATTTCTGCAAAGATCCTTGGTTGTGAAAAGGTCAGAAGGGATGATGAATTTGACCTGTTTGTGCTTCCCTGCATCGATGTTGGAAAGTATCAGGAAGCAGTGAATTTCTATCTGAATCCTGAAAATCACAACTATGACAAGAACCTGATCCTGACCATTGCAGGTGTGGAACACACTATTTCATGGGGTGGAATCCATGCAGGAAGGGAAAAATATCATAACGATGGAAAAGGGTGTCAGATGTGGCATCTTGATGTTGCTTCTTTCTATCCAAGGTTAATGATCTTTCATGGACTGCTGACAAGGAATGCAAAAAGACCTGAAAGGTTCAAACAGATTTATGAAAAAAGAATTGAACTGAAACATGCAGGGAAGAAGAAAGAACAAGCACCACTGAAGATTGTCATCAATGGGACATATGGGATTTCTAAAGCAGAAACAAGTCTTGCTTACGATCCAAGGAATGCAAATCTGATCTGCATCAATGGTCAGTTGATGCTGATTGATCTGATTGACAAATTGGAATCCATCAAAGGATTTGAACTGATCCAGTCCAACACAGATGGTCTGATTGTTTCCGTTCCTGACACAGATGAAGCATTTGATCAGATGGATGACATCTGTTTTGAGTGGGAAAAACGGAACAACATGGAACTGGAATTTGATGGGATCAAGTCCATCAGTCAGAAAGATGTCAATAATTATGTTTTCCAGTTTGACAATGGAAAACTGGAAAGAAAAGGTGCATATGTGAAGGAATTGTCACCACTGGATTATGATCTTCCAATTGTGAACAAAGCAGTGGTTGAATTCCTGATTGAAGGAACACCTGTGGAACAGACCATCCTGCAGTGTGATGATCTGAAGGAATTTCAGATGGTGAAAAAGATTTCCAACAAGTATTCCTGCATCATGCATGGTGGACATTGGGAATCGGTCAGGAAGGTGAATCCCAAAACAGGGAAGATGAAAACCTTCACAGAATTCAAAGGGGAAAAGAAAAGACTGCAGGAAAAATGTGTCAGGGTGTTTGCATCCAAGGACACATCTGATGGTGGTCTTTGGAAAGTAAAGAATGACGGATCTGTTGCAAAAGTAGAAGGGACACCTGAACACAGTTTCATATTCAATGACAATGTGAATGGTATGAAGTGTCCAAGAAAACTGGACAAACAGTGGTATGTGACCACTGCAAAAAATCGGTTGAAGGGTTTTGGTCATGAAACATGAAGATGATTTATCAGGGAAAGAATTTGGTTATTGGTTGGTGCTTGGTCTTGTTCCAAAATATCTGATCAGTAGAAAATACTATTTCTGCAAGTGCAGGAAGTGTGGTGGTGTTTATATCGTGAGAGAAGACAACCTGAAATCAGGAAGGACAACCAAATGTGCATGTTGTGGATTGAACTGGAAACATCACAGAAGAAAGGTTGTGATTGCTCATGAATAAGGTCTTCAGGACATATGTGAAAGGGGATGGGAAGTCACCTGAAAAGGGACAAAAGTTGAAGGGCAGGAAGAAAGTCCTGTCCTATGAAGAAGCAGTTGAAAATGAATCCTATGGTGGACTGTTGCAGAAAGATGTCATTGACATCAGTTTTGACACAGATGATCTGTCACAGAAGTTTTGGGACATGTCAGAACAGAATGATTGGAACTGTCTGATCATGGAAAATCCGTCAAATGGACACCTTCACAGTTTTTGGAAGATCCCTGAAGGATGGAACTTCAAAGATGGAAAAGACAAGAAACTTGCAGTTGGTCTGATCGCAGACATTCATTCCAAGGACACCTACATTCCAATCAAAGTCGATGGTGTGGAAAGAAATGTGATCTTCAATCCTGAAGAACTGCAGGAAGTCCCTGAAGAACTGTTCCCTGTCAACACTTCCCTGAACCTGTTGGAACTGAAAGAAGGCGATGGAAGGAATGAAGAACTGTTCAAGTACATCCTGATCCTGCAGGGACAGTTTGGACTGACCAAGGAAGTGATCATCAGGATTCTGAATAATGTCAACAGGTTTGTGTTTTCAGATCCGATTGATCAAAGGGAATTTGAAACCATAACAAGGGATGAAGCGTTCACTGCACCTGTCTTTTATCAGGGGAAGACATTTCTGCATAACATCTTTGGTCAGTACATGAAAAATAAATACCACATCAAAAGGATAAATGGACAGTTGCATGTATATGACAATGGGATTTACAGGTCAGGTTACAGGTTCATTGAATCCAAGATGGTGGAAGTGATCCCAACACTGAAAGCAAACCACAGGGTGGAAACATTGAAATTCTTGGAGATCGTCACACCTGAAGAATCACAGGTTGCAGATGCAAACCTGATTGCATTTAAGAACTGCATCTATGACATCGCAACAGGGCAGATTCAACCATTCAGTCCTGATGTGGTCATCACCAACATGATTCCTTGGAATTTCAATCCTGAAGCATATTCAGAACTTGCAGACAGGACATTGGACAAGATCAGTTGCAATGACGATGAAATCAGGGATCTGTTGGAAGAATGCATTGGTTATTGCTTTTTCAGGCACAATGAACTTTCCAAGTCCTTCATCCTGACAGGTGAAGGTTCAAACGGAAAATCAACATATTTGGACATGGTTTCCTTTGTTCTTGGAAATCAGAACATTTCTTCCTTGGATCTGAATGAACTGTCAGAAAGATTCAGTGTCACCACTATGTTTGGAAAATTGGCAAACATTGGTGATGACATCAGTGATGAATTCCTGCAGGGAAATTCAATTGCCCAGTTCAAGAAGATTGTTTCAGGAAACAGTGTCAAAGCAGAAAACAAAGGTCAGGATGCATTCTTTTTCAAACCAACAGTGAAACTGCTGTTCAGTGCAAATGAAATTCCAAGAATGAGAAACAGGGGATTTGGTGCAATCAAAAGAAGGTTGGTGATCATCCCATTCAATGCACACTTTTCCAAAGATGATCCTGATTATGATGCAGGGATCACTTGGAAGTTAAAGACAAAGGAAGTTGCTGAATATTTGATCCAGTTGGGACTGGATGGTCTGAAGCGTGTTTTGGAACAGCAGGGATTCACAGAATCCAAGAAGGTCAAAGATCAGGTGGATCAGTTTGAAAAGGACAACAATCCAATCCTTCTGTTTTTGGAAGAAGTCCCTGAAGAAGAAATCCTGAACCATGAAACAAAAGAAGTCTATGCAAGATATGATCTTTTCTGTCATGACAATGGATTTCAAAGAATTGCACTGCAGACTTTCACCAAAGAGATCAAGAAACACCTGCAGTGTGACAGGAAGGATGTTAGGTTGAAGGGAAAGAAAGGAATTATTTTTGTCAGATGAAAGATCTTGATGATATTAAATCACAGTGTCAGTTCTGCACAGAACTGATGTTGCGATTGAATGAAGAAGTAAAGAAATCAAATATGAACTATTGTCACATGAAGGACTACACAAGAAAGCAGAAGGACATCATGCGGATCAGAAGGGAACTGATGGAACTGTCAAACATGTTGGGTGAATGGTAAAATTTTTTTGATTCAGGTGCTGAATCTATCCATCAGCACCTGAAGAAAGAAGGTGGTGTGTTTGTCAAGTAAATATGTTTATATGCAGGTTTCCAAGGATGAATATCAGCTTCCCTTGGCAATAGCAGACAGTGCTGTTGAACTTGCAAAGATCTGTGGGACAAATCCAAACTGCATTCATTCTTCTGCATGTCATGCAGAAAAGAAGAAGGAAAATCACAGAATATCATACATCAGGGTGGAAATTGATGAGTGACAGAAAGGAAGGAAAAATATGGAACATATTATT